AGATGTCAAGGCTTTCATATTGCTAAGATTGATCAAACAGAGTTCACAGCAAGAGTTGCAGAGATTCTTATTACAGAAGGTGTAACTCCAGACTTAGATACACTTGACACATATGTAAAGGGTACATACCCCGACTTGCGTAAATGCATTAACACAGTACAAATGAATATCCAAGACAATAGTTTGCTAAAGCCTAATGAAGGTGACACGGGCGAAGCAGACTGGAAACTGGACATGGTAGAACTGTTTAAAGCAGGTAAGATTACAGAAGCACGTAAAATGTTATGTGGGTCAGTTCGTCCAGAAGAGATGGAAGAGATCTATCGTTGGCTCTATGACAACATTGAATTGTTTGGCGATGATGAAAAACAAGATACCGCAGTACTAACTATTAAACAAGGACTAGTTGATCATACACTTGTAAGTGATCCGGAGATTAACTTAGCCGCAACACTAATTAGATTGGCAAGACTATAATGGACCAAGAAAGAAAAATTGAATTTAAACTAGACGGATTTGTAGGAATCTTTGAGAATGTATTTGAAGATGATTTTATTGATGAATTAATTAAATTTTTTGAATCAAAAGAAGTGTTAGGGTTACAAGACGAAACTAAATCTACACAAACAGACAGAGATATGACTGAACTACACTTTGCAGATTTTATGACAATACAAAGTGTTCCTCCTATGTTTTCACAGCATTTCTTTGGAAGACTATGGGAGCAAATCTATCCACAATATACAAAAGAGTTTGCTATACTAGGTGCTTTAAAAATGCAAGGCGAAGGCTTAAAAATGAAACGTATTAAGCCAGGTGGCGGATTTCATTCTTGGCATTGTGAAGGAATGGGCGACACACCACGTCGAAGAATAGTAGCACAGTTATATTTGAACGATATTGACGAAGCAGGTGAAACTGAATTCTTATATCAAAATAAACGTATAAGTCCAAAACGCAATAGACTTCTTCTATGGCCGGCAGATTGGACACACACGCATCGTGGCAATCCTCCGATTGGCGATACGAACAAGTACATTCTTACAACTTGGCTAGAAGAACAATATAAGGGTAATTAATGACTTACTTAGTAATGGATAATTGCATTGGTTGTAAACATATGGATTGTGTAGAAGTGTGTCCTGTGGACTGTTTTTATGAAGGTGAAAACATGCTTGTAATTAATCCAGATGAATGTATTGATTGTGGTGTGTGTGAGCCAGAATGTCCAGCCGATGCTATTGTTCCAGACAATATACTTAAAGGCGATGAACTTGAAAAGTGGATGACTATCAATACCAAGTACTCTGACCTGTGGCCTGTAGTAACAGAAATACACGACGACAAGCCTAGTGCCGAAGAGGCTGAGGCTGTAAACAACGTACCAAATAAGTACGAGACAATGTTTTCGGAGAAGCCTGGGCGTGGTGACTAAAAATAAAAAACTAATAAACGACATAGTACGCATTAGTGTACTAGAAGAAGAAGTAGAATACTATAAAACCCTGTTACGAGAACACGACACAGGGCATATACATACAACCATAGGCTTTATACGCAGACGTATTGAGGATTTAAAAGGAGAAGCGCCATGGACGCTAGACTAGTAAGTTATAGTAAAGCAACACCCGAGTTTGAAGCAGAAGGATTAACAGACCTACAAGAACTAATTGCATTTTGTGCAAAAGTAAGTAATCCTGCCGCACAGATTAACACTGAAACAAGTGAACGTTTAATTAAATATCTAATTAAACATCAGCACTGGTCACCATTAGAAATGGTTAATGCTGTTATTGAAATTGAAACAACCCGTGATATTGCACACCAAATTGTGCGCCATCGCAGTTTTGCGTTTCAAGAGTTTAGTCAACGTTATGCAAATCCAAACGAAATGGACGAAGTGTTTATCACAAGTGAAGCACGTATGCAAGATACTAAAAATAGACAAAACTCAATTGATGTAGATTTGTCAGAAGATGGTATGGCCGAACTAGTAGTTAAATGGGAAGAACTACAACAAGATGTAATATTTACAGCAGGTCGTGCGTATGACTGGGCTATTGAAAATGGCATTGCTAAAGAAGTAGCACGTAAAGTACTACCCGAAGGTCTTACTAAAACACGATTATACATGAATGGCACAATTCGTAGTTGGGTACATTATATTCAATTACGCAGTGCAAATGGTACACAAAAAGAACATATGGATGTTGCTGTAGCGTGTGCTAAAGTTATTGCAGAAATCTTTCCTATAGCAGATAGCCTATGATGGGAGCCAACTGGCAAAAAGATCCTCAACATTCTTATGAGGAGAAGTTTGCTTGGTGGCCTGTACACAGTAATAGTGGAAAGTTGATATGGTTAAGCAAGTATACTATTCGTTATACTTACTACGATCAAAACGGTAAACCGCCTATGAAAAGTTCGTTTTGGAAATTTGTCTATACAAAGAATGAGTTTTTATTAGCAAAGTTGAAAGGGGCATAGAGCCCCTTTCATTAGTTCAGTTAATCATCTCCATAAATGTGAAGTACTTCTTTAACTGCCTCGTGTCTTTCTATATCTCCTCTTTCAAATTGGACTATGTCCAGATGGGACGTATGATTGTTTTGTAACAGTTTAGTAAAGTCAATTAAACCATTATCTCTAAGCCTGTCTGCCTGATTTAGATCGCCTGTAACGGCCATCATTGCGCCTGTGCCTAATCGTGTTAGTAACATTTTCATCTGGTTGGGTGTTGCGTTTTGCATTTCATCTGCAAGTATAAAACTATGTTTAAAAGTTCTGCCGCGCATATAAGCCAAAGGTGCTATCTCAATAATACCTTCTTCTATCATTCCTTCTATTTCGCGAGCATTAAAATATTCACGTAACACATCAAATATAGGCCTTGTCCACGGAGCCATCTTTTGCTCTAGTGTACCAGGTAAGTGTCCTAAATCTTCATCAACTGACACTGCTGGTCTTGTGACAATAATTTTATCTACTTTTCCTTCTTTGAATAACTTCACAGCAACTTGTACGGCCAACAGAGTTTTACCTGTTCCTGCCGGGCCGATGCCAAAGACTATGTCTTTCGTTGGCTCTAACAGTTTAAGCACATATTGTTCTTGATTTTTATTGCGTGGAAGTATTGTTACGGATTGTTTTTTCTTTGTAAAAGAATTAAGTTCAACAACGTTATTATTGTTGAAGTTTTTTTGCGAAGTTTTCGCTTTTCTTTTGGCTCCCATTAAGTCCTCCTATTGGATATGGAGTAGGGTAGTGCAGTAAGACTCTGCATTTGCCCTACATTGTATTTACCACAGTACATCCTTACCAATAAGATAACTTAACTTCTTAAATGCGATAAATAACAGTATAAGAATGAGAAGAGAGTTTTTTATAATGGAAGACATTTATAATTTAGTAGCAAACATTGAAGGTATTTACGAAAGTAATACATCATTTCAGGTGCTTAAAGACTTTGAAAGAGTATTAGACGAATTAGATATCTATGTGTACGACAACTGGTTAGATGGTGAGTTGTTAGCAGGACCGGATATCGAAAGACATTGGGTTACTTGTGCATTTATGTGGGATCGTAACAATATGCCTGATCCAATGGGAGGCAAACGATTAATAGATTATGACTGCAAGGTCTTTTATAAGAAAGATTCACTGACTATTCCACGTAAAATTCGCAAGCCAGATGACATTCGTCCGGGCACCAAAAAAGGCAAACTAGATCGTAAGGAAATTTGGGTAGTAAAAATTCAAATGCCTAAAAAACTAATTTCTGATATGTTTGGCGGACAGAAAGAAATGCAAGACTTTAATACAGAACCAGCAGTTGATCCAAATACTAATGCTAATGTTGAAATGCAACCAGCAGACATGGCGGCTACAGAAGCACCAACACCGGAGGCACAGTAAATGGGGTTACGTATAGGTGATTTAAAAGATTGCGTAGATCATATTTTTGAAATTGATAGTTTCAAATCAAAAATGGGCGAAGATAGAGATATTGTTACACTAAGTTTTAGTGTAAACGAAGCAAATGCCGCAGACGACTTAATGAACTTTATCGAAAAGGGTTACGAGTTTGTACTAGATGCAGATGTAACACCAGGCGAACAAAGTGATGGCACATATAAAGTATTTGTTGAACTTGAACGTAACAGACACGTAACAGACAATATACTAGAAATTACAGACGGCGTAGGAAAACTATCAAATATTGATGGATTTAAATTCCGCTATTATAAGAATTTTAAAAGTAAAACAGTAGACAAAGAAACTTTAGAATCAAACATTGCTATTGATCCTAAAGACTACGACATTAAAGTAAACGAAAGTAACTTAGACAATTACAAGAACTTTTTTAATAACAGTTACTTAGAAACAATTGATATGCGTAACGATCAAATAAGACTTAAAAAGGCATTTGCTGATCCTATCGTATTTGAGTTTAAAGATTTTGGTACTAGGGAAGAAGTTTTAACAAGGTTAGACGAAAAAATTAATGTCAATGAATTTGCAGAAATTATATTCTTATGTAAATATATTGGCGACTACAATATAACAAAATATGGCGATAAACTAATGTTTGAAAACGCCAACAATGCGTTAATCCTTAAACGCCTTAACTAAATACCAATACAATAACGCAATATAGTTCGGCAATTCAGTCGACAATTATTGTTGCCAACATAAGGATTCATAATAATGGCAAAAGAACATTTCGAATTTGATTTTGACGAGTGGATGGCTGAAGAGTTAATCCATCGTGACGACTGGAAAGAATGGTATGACGCAATGTTAGAAGTTTTACCATTGTGGGAAGTTAATACTGTAGAAAGAGTAGCAGGATTTATTGCACAGTGCGGACACGAGTCCGGCGGCTTTAGAGTACTAAGTGAAAACTTAAACTATAGCGCCAAAGCATTGAATTCTATTTTTCCTAAATATTTTAGAAGAGCAGGGAGAGATGCAAATGCATATCATAGACAACCTGAAAAAATCGCAAACGTTATTTACGCTTCACGTATGGACAACGGTGACACTGATAGCGGTGACGGCTGGCGCTTCCGCGGTGGTGGTATACTTCAGTTAACTGGACGTTACAATTATACACAGTTTGCTAAAGCAATGGAAATGACTCCAGATGAAGCAACTGACTATGTACGCACTAAGAAAGGCGCACTAGACTCAGCATGTTGGTTCTGGGATACAAACAACATCAATAAGTATTGTGATAATCAAGATATTGTTGGAATGACAAAACGCATCAACGGTGGTACAATTGGGTTGGAAGATCGTAAGAAACACTACATTCATGCACTTGATGTCTTTGGTGGTGATTTTGAAGAGCCAGAAACAGACTACAATCAAACTATTCGTCAAGGATCACGTGGTCCATTAGTAGCAGAAGTACAAGACAAACTTGATATTTCACCTGCTGATGGTATCTTTGGTCCCGGAACTGCACGTATTGTTAAAGAATGGCAGAAATCTAATGGGTTAACTGCTGACGGTATTGTAGGGCCAAAAACGCTGGGAAAGTTACTAGGGTAAATACAAGTATGTTTAGTACAATTAAAATTGCATTAGTGTTTATTATGTTAGCAGGCGCTGGCGGAGGATTGTTTTATGTCAAACAACTGCAATCTAACCTAGAAATTGCACAACTTAATAACGCTAAGTTAGAAAGTGCTGTTGAAACAAGTGAAGCAAGTTTAGCAACACTTAAAGCAGACAATATTAGACTAAACGCACTATCTGATCAACTTAACGCAGATTTAAACAAATCAGAGCAGTACGGAGATGAACTTCGTGCTACTCTAAACAAGCACAACTTGACACACTTGGCTAATAAGAAGCCAGGGTTAATTGAAACTAGGACACAAAATGCGACAGATAAACTTTGGGATGATCTCGAGTCTATTACTAGCAACACTCCTACTGAGTAGTTGTAGTACTTTTCAAGAGCCACAAATTAAAGTAGTAACACAGATTGAAAAGACAACTGTGCCTATTGTTCCAATGCCTAAGCCTGTGCAAATGAACGACATAAAAATTTATGTTGTATCACCTGGTGAAAATTTAGAAGAATTCAAAAAAGAATTTGAAGCAAAGAATGGTGGCGATGCATACATTGCTATTAGTGTTAAAGACTACGAAAACTTATCAAAAAACTTCGCCGAACTAAGGCGCTATATCGAACAGCAAAAAGCAATTATCTTGTACTATGAAGAGGCTGTTAAACCATTAGAAGAT